CACCTCGCCTTCGCTGAGCTGCAGCAGCAGGGTTTCCTGGGTGATCGTGCCAGCGGTGTAGAGCTGCAGCAGGGCCTGAATCTCCTGCGGCTCTAGGCGTGTGCCAAGGAAGTCGCGATTCACCAGGCAGCTGCCGATCTCGGTGATGTTGAGATAGTGCGCATGGTGGGCCAGGCAGTTGTCGATCAGGTCTTGCATGTTCTGCGCAATGACCATCATCGTGCTGTCGCCTTGGCTCCGATCGATGCGCTTGGATTCGGCCGTTTCGGCGGACAGCTTCTGACCGAGCACGCTGCTGAGGCCTAGCTCGTTGATCTGCGAGGCGATCTGCTCTAGGCGCTTGAACTGAGCGTCGAAGGCCCTGCCCTGTGGCTCGATGTATTCAGCCCGGCCTTCTGCGGGGAAGCTAATGGCCTCGCCTGGGCCTGCGGTGACCTCCTCAGCTGCCTGAGGGAACCCAAAAAACCCTAATAGAGGCACTCCCGCGATATGGAGCATGTTGTCCAAATCGCTCTGCATTTGGTACGCCTTGAGGTTCAGCTCCGCGATATCCATCAACGGCGGCCGCGACTCCATAAAGTTCACGCGGTTGGCGTAGGCAACGCTGAACGGGATGTGATCCATCGTCGTCGTGCCGCTATCGACGATCACGAACTCGCCCTCGTCGTTGGCGCGGTGGATCTCAAACTCACCTGGGCGTAAAACGCGGATCTGTTCGACCTCCTTTTCGCCATACTCACCGTCTGGAAGTACAACGCGCTCAGATAGGCGCAACTGGCTCAACTGTTGCGCACCATTGACTAGCTCGGTTTTGTAGCCAAGCACGTCGCGGGGCGTGTACGAAACCCAGTAGGGACGGCCCAGCTCACCGGCAGAGGGTGCATCCACCAGGACGCCCACATGGCCGTAACGGATCATTTTCCGTGCGGTCTCGTAGGTCCACACGTTTAGGTCGTTGCCGAGCAGGTCAACGTCGAACAGTTGCTCGCGGACAACATCCGAAACATCGTTCAGACGGACTGGCTTGCGCGTCAACATGCCAGCCAACATTCGCTCCAAGCGAACTAGATAAGGCGGGCACACACTGCGAGCCAAACGGTTGTCGTAGCTCTCGTCAAGTTCGCGAGGTTCTTGTGGCAAATACCGGCGATGTCTGCGCCTGAGCTGGTAGGTGCCCTGGACGAGATCCTCGATCAGCATCCAGTGCGGCTCTTGGTTAGTCCAAGCCTGATTCGGATCATTTACCTTCGCAACCTTGGAGGATGCAGCACGGTTGTAATGCTGAAAACCGCTATACACGTCGCGAAACTCTCAAGGCTTTGGCTCAGTTTAAGAGCCAAGGGCAAAGCTCAATAGATTCTGATGCCAGTGCTCTTGCCAGAGCGTGCGTAGAGGGGGTTGAAGTCGCTACCCAGGACGAGGTAGCCCAGGCCGTCAGTCCAGTGCTCGATATTGGCCGACTTGTCGATCACATAATCTTCGCTGCCCTCTTTGAAGGTGACATTCTTCAGGGCCTTGATCGTGTGCTTACAGCGGGGGTGGATGAATAGCTTGCGGTGACCGTCGGCCGTTTTGATCAGCCAGTTGGTCGCGTTGATCTTGTCTTTCACGGCCCAGGGGGCTTTGGGGCTGATGCACTGGAAACCGTAACGACGAATGATGTCGTGATCGGTGCGGCCTGCTGCTGATGTTTTGCGAGCGCTGCCAGTGGGGTCGGGGTAGGCCACAAGCCTGCGATTGGGGAAGCGTTCCTTGAGCATCTGACACACCTCGTCGGTGTTCGATTGCTTGACGGCCACCTCGTCCCAGATGTGCAGGGTGTCGCCAACACGACTGGCCAGGATGCCGGCCATGATCCCAACGTTGAAGTCGGTGCCCCATAGGATCTCGCCACCGGTGTCGGCAACGTCTTCGCTGATGTTGTCGTCGCTGAAATCTGGGTAGACCCTGCCGGCGAGGGTTTCAAAGCTGGCTAGGTACTCCTGGCGGAAGGTGCGCTCGTCGAGGGTCCGCTTTGCAGCCTCGATCTCCTCCTCGGGAACATTGCCGCCCTGAATCGTAGTGAACGAAAAAGTCTCCCAATCCTCCTGCTCGGCAGCCTGCTCCCAAAGGTCATGAAACCAGTTAAGGCCTGACGGCGTCGTGATGAACCACGCCGGGCCGCCCTGATCAGAGAGCGCCGGACGGAGAACCATCTCCCAGGCTTCTTGCTTGACATAGGCGGCCTCATCAATGATCAGAGAGGAGAGGCTTACACCGCGAAGCCCGTCTGCTGATTCTGCGCCTTTCAGGGCGATGACGGATCCGTTTGTCAGTTCGAGGGAAAGTTCGGACTCGTTTTTCTTGGCGAACATTTCGGGCGGCACCATGGCCCGCAGTTGACGCCAGGCGATTTGCTTGGCCGACTTGTAGGTCTGGGTGACGTACCAGTTCAGGCTGCCTGGCTTTTCGATGGCCCAGGCCACCAGGCGGGCGATGCAAAGGTAGGTTTTGCCAAAGCGGCGGCCACTGCATAGCAGCTTGAAGCGCTCTGGCGATTCCCAGACCTGACGTTGTGGGTCAGTGAGGCTCTCGTGCAGGTGAGCAGCGAACGGCGTCCAATCGCGCTCGTCTTCCACCATGACGGGCTGCTCTAGGATCAGGCCACCGGGGCAAGAGTCAAGCAGAGAAGGCATCAGCGGCCATTCGATCGATGCGAGCGTTTAGCTGGGCGATTTTGTCTTCAACGAGATGCATTGAACTACAGGTGGCGCACTCGTAGAAGTTGTCGCGTTCCACGCAAACGAGGAGATAGCCCTCATTGTCGATTTGCGTGATGTGGTTCATTTGTCGGTGAGTCCTACTAGCTCACATTGGAGCCGGACACAGTTGACGGCAACCATGAGCTGTCCACGGCGGGCAGCTTGTTGCTCATAGTTACGAAGACGGCCCAGGACTTCGGCGAGGAAGGCGGGGCGTGAGAGTTCGGCGTCTTTTTCGAGGGCAATGCGAGCCCTGCGGATGAGTTCGTCCGTTTGGCGATCTGAGATCTTCCAGTTTTCGGAAGAAAAGCGAAGGATCTCTCCGCGAGATTTTCCATCGCAAAGCAGGCCGTAGACGGTGTCTACGCGGAAGTTGACTGCAGCAGCAGTGCTTCGACCCACGTTTGAAGAAAAAGTGTTCTGTTAAGAGTATAGAAATACGGGTGTTTATTGGTTGGGGACTTACATGAGACAACTGCTTACAAAGGGCCAATGCAGGTTCAGGGAAAACCTTGGCACCACCCAGAGTCCACGACGGGAACCGTGCTACATGCGCTTGGGAGTGACGTTCCACCAGTTGGCCCGACCAGTGGCATCCCCTACGCCGGCAGCAGTTGTAGGAAGGTCGCACCTTCCTCGCTCAATGCCCCAGGGTTAAACGTCCATTTTTGAGAGAGCGGTGATGATGGATGCAGCGATGGCCTCCAGTTGTACGCGAGGGACACCTGGGGCGTGCTGTGCCGCGGCCTGAACACACTTGGCGTAGACCTGTGACCCTTGAGGGATTACAGGTGCCACGTTGGCGAAGGCACGACGGCGGACGAGTTCAGCGCGGGAGATGTTGAATTGCGCTGCGATGTTGTCGAGGTAGGCGATTTCGGCTTGGTTTAGGCGGATCTCTACCTTTTTGGTTTTGAGGTCTTGCATCAGAAGTCGTAGGTGGGGAAGTCCCGAGGATTGACGGGTTCTACTCGTGCCTCGGTTTTTTGGCTGGGTTCATCGTCGCGTAGCAAATTTTTGTATTGAGGTTGTGGGGCGTTGGGGTTGTGAAGGCGGAAGATTTTGGCGTTTTCCTGCCAACCCATTGATGGGGTGTCGAGGTCTTCCATGGTCCAGTAGCCCTTCTCAAGGCCTTTGCGAAGGGTCAGGCGGACAGAGGTGGGATCAAATGCTTGTTTCATTTAAGAGGCCTGGTTCAGGAGTTTTTGCTCTTCACGCCATTTGGTCAAGGCGTTGGGTTCACCGGCCTTAGCGCCGCGGTGAGTGTGGCGAGGCATCGTTTTATCGAGGCGCTTGAGGAGCTGGGCGTAGGCCTTGGGGTCTTCCGCTTTGGTGGGGCTGTTGGCCATCTGGTTGACGACAGCTGCGACGATGCCGCGCACTTCTACGCGCATCTGATCAGTCATCAGTTGAGAGTGGGTGAACTCACGCCACCCGCGCTCGTTCACAGGGTTGATGTCCTTCAGGGTTTGGTAGATCTCTTTCGGCAGGCGGTGGTAGATCAGGTCAGCCATGCAGACGGCGGCGTATGGGTGGCCGATGGTGACGCCAGTAACGCGGGCGAAGTGCTTGGCGAACTGACCGCCAAACATGGGGTAATGACCAGCGGGGTCTAGGCGGATGGCCCAGTCGAGGAGACGATCGGAGGTTGAGCGGGAGTCTGCGACACCGAACGCCTCTTGATAGGTGCGCTCAAGGCTGTGGACAGCGGAGAGGCCTAGAAGTTCAAGAGCCTGGGCGGAATTGACGCCACCACCTTTGGCGACCTGCTTCCAGATTTCAACCACCATGGGGAGGTTGATGGTGAAGGCGACAGGGTGACCAAGGCCGCGGCATTCAACGGGCTGGATGACGGGATAGGGGTCGGCCTGTTTTTGGTCAATTTGGCCTGTTTTTTCGCTGAGATCGATTGCAGCGTCTGGGTTTTGTGCCTGGCCCTGTTCTACGAGTAGGGCTTGCTTGGCTACAAGGCGCTGAATGTTGGAGTTTGAGATCATGCCCATGGCCTCGCCTGTGGAGCGGATGGCCTGACGGAAGGAGCCGTCTTCGAGCATGTAGCCCTCAAGGGTGTAGGGGCCGAACTCGATCACCTTGGGGTAACCGATGACGGGTTTGATGCCGGCGGTGAGTTCTTTGAGGGTTTTCATCAGAAGAGGTCAGAAAGTGCGGAGTTGGTGGTGGGGCCGTTGTCGAAGTCTTTAGCGGTGAAGACCTGGGCGGCAGGGTGCTTGGTCTCTGGGGGCTTGTCTGCGGCCTTGAAGCGCTCGTAGTTGCCTAGCTCGATCCCCTGCCACTTGCAGTTGATCGCCAGCTCCAGCTGATCGCGGACGACGGCTTGGCCGTATTTGGAGAGGAACGCGGTCAGATTTCGGACAAGGCGATCCCAGGCAACCTTGCCCTTGCTTCCCTGCTTGACGCGCCAAAAATCGTCGATTAGGGCCGAAAAAGGCTCCAAATCGGCAGGCAGTTTCCTGCTAAAAGAAAGTACCTTCCTAGGGGTTTCCTCGGGCTCCTTCCCGACACCATCCCCCAAGAAAGAACACACAACTTTTTTTGAATGTTCTTTTTCGGTAGAAGACTGAACCTCCGGCGAGGTCTGCCTGACTTCGCTGGAAGGTTGAGCCTTCGTGCCAGTGCTACTGGGTGTTTCCCGCACCGACACGGTAGGCGCGTAGTTTAACCACCCCGTCAACCCCTGTTCAATAAGAAGGGCTGCAAAACCTGACGTGGACAGGGATTTGGGTTTGCAGGCCAGCAGTTCTGAGGCCAGATCTTCGGGTAAAACGGCCCGAATTGTGAGTGAGCCCGATTGGGCAGGCATTGCCATGATTTGCCAGGACTTGCCGAGAATGGCATGATCCTGGCGAATCTGAACAAATCCTGGCGAATGCTGACACCTCTTGCCAATCTTGGCTTCGATGAGGAATCGCACCGATACCGCTACCGAGGGGAGTGGTTGCCCTGGTCAGTGAGCGGGATTGCCTCGCCGTTGACCCCGGCAGAGCGCGAGCAGATCATGGCCAAGCGCCACGAATGGGAGCCTCGCGGGAATCAGGTGCATGATTCCTTAGAGCGCTTTCTGCGTTGTGCCGACCCGATCGAGACCGAGTTTGAGGAGTGGTGCGACGCTGGCCGCAAACATTGGTTGCTCGCCGACTCCGAGGTATTGGCTACCGAGTACCGCCTTTGCCATCCGAACATCGTGGGCGGTGTAGGCGGGAGCTTTGACGCCTTGGTCCGCAACGATGACGGCACCTACTTGGTGGACTTCAAAACGGTGGGCAGCAAGAAGTCGGTGGCCACGCGCAAGGCGGCCACGGCCCAGCTGGGGGCCTACGCCCAGATGCTGAACATGCATCACCCGCTGATCACGATCACCAAATGCGTGACGCTGGTGATTGGCCCAGGGGAGACCCGTGCGATCTTCGAGGATCCCGACGCCTGCGTGATGGCATGGATGGAGAAGGTCGAGGC